GGCGGTCGCCGGCGGGCTCGACGGCATCTTCAACGCCGCCGTGAAGGTCAAGAACGCCGCCAACGGCGTCACCGACCTCGTCAACGGCATAGGCGGCATCTCCGGCCGCATCCAGAAGATAGCCGCATCCACCAAGATCGCGCAGAACGCGCAACTCGCATGGAACGCCGTGACGAGCGCCGGCACCGCCATCCAACGGGCCTTCAACGCCGTCCTCAAGGCGAATCCCGTCGGATTCTGGGTCACGATCTTCGCCACGGTGGTCGCCGCGCTCGTCTGGTTCTTCACCCAGACCGAGGTCGGCCGCAAGGCGTGGGCCGCGTTCACCTCATGGCTGTCCGAGACATGGGCCGCGCTCGTGGAGGGCGCTAAGGCGATATGGAACGGGCTCGGCGAATTCCTTGCCAACCTATGGGCGACGATCACAGGCGGCGTGCAATCCGCATGGGACGGCATCGCCGGCTTCTTTGCAGGCCTATGGCAGACGATCGGCGGCGGCGTCACCGGCGCATGGACGTCGATCACCACGTTCCTGTCCGGCGTGTGGACCGGCATCAGCACGACCGCCACGACGATCTTCACCAGCGTCCGGGACTTCATCGTCAACGTGTTCACCGTCATCGGCGCGCTCATCGTCGCCCCGTTGCAGGCGATCCAGAACGGCATCAACACCGTGTTCGGCTGGATACTCTCGTTCATCACCCAGCAGATGAACAGCACGAACACCGTATGGAGCACCATCTGGACGGCGATCTACAACGTCGTCAACACGATCTTCACGCTGATAAGCGGCTACATCTCGACCGTGGTGAACGCGATCCGCACCGTCATCGTCGTGTTCCTCGACCTGCTCAAGGGCGACTGGCAGGGCGCATGGGACGCGATCAAATCGTTCTTCACGACCACATGGGACGGCATCAAAGCGTTCCTGTCGAACATCCTCGACGGAATCAAAAGCATCTGGACGAGCGTATGGACGGCCGTAAGCCAGTTCTTCACGGATGTCTGGAACAAGATCGTCGCGTTCTTCACGCCGATCATCAACGGCATCAGGAACACGATCGGCAACGTCCTCAACGCCATCAGCGGCGTATGGACGAGCATCTGGAACGCGGTCAAGTCCGTCGCATCCACCATCTGGAACGCCATCAGCGGCGTGGTGTCCACATACATCCAGAATGTGCGCAACACCATCTCGACCGTCCTGAACGCCATCAGCGGCGTATGGACGAGCGTATGGAACAGCGTCAGCTCGTTCCTGGGAAACATCTGGCACGGGATCACATCGGCCGTGTCCAACGGCATCCAATCCGTGTCGAACACCGTCGGCCGCATCCGCGACACCGTGCTCGGCGCGGTCAGCGGGGCCGGCGGATGGCTGTACGACACGGGCCGTCAGATCATCAGCGGCCTCATCAACGGCATCGGCGGCGCGTTCCAGTGGGTCAGGAACACCATCAGCAACCTCGGCAGCAGCCTCGTCGGCTGGGCCAAGAGCGTGCTCGGCATCCACAGCCCGTCACGCATCTTCAGGGACGAGGTCGGCAAATGGATACCCGCCGGCATGGCCCAAGGCATCGACAAGGCCAGCGGCCTCGTCGCCGACAGCATCGACGGACTGACCGACATGATCCCCACCGTGAGCCTGAAGACCGACACCAGCCGACTCGAAACCCCGCTCGCATACCACGGCACCGTCAACGGCGGCCGGATCGCGTACACGATGGACGAACAGGCCGGCGGATACGCCACCAAACAGGACATCATCGACGCGATCGACGCGGCCCTCGCCGCCGGCATCACGCTCAACCTCAACGACCGTGGCGGCGAGGTCATGGCCGGCAAGCTCGCCAAACCAATGAGCTACGAACTCAACAGCCTCGCCATGAGAGGCCGTTAACAGAGAGGAAAGCATCATGCTCTACCAGCGGCGCATGCGCCTGCCGCATGTCGAAGACCCCACGCTCAACGGCGTCCCGCTGGAACGCATGATGCTGTCCCTGACCTCCGACGGCGTGACCATCGGCAACGCCGAACCCACGGTGAGCGTGCAGGACATGCCCGGCCGCGACGGCCGGCTCGACCTGACCCTCACCGACCCCTCGGGGGCCGCGTACATGGGCGACCGCGCCATCACGCTCGCCCTGTACGCGATCGGCGGAGAAGACGACATCCTCGCCGCCAAGACACGGCTCGCGGCCCTGGCCGGCACAGTGGTCACGCTCTCATGGCGGGGATTGCCCGGCGAATACCGGGGCCGCATGAGCCTTTCCGCGTGGGAGGACAAATGGGCCGGCCCCCGGCAGGTCGCCACGCTCGTCACCGTGAGCATCGCCGCCGCCCCTTATCTCATCGGCCGCAGCCGATCCATCGCGCTCAAAACGGGCGCGAACGCGATCCACGTCAAAGGCAACCGGCCATGCTGGCCCGCATGGGCGCTCACCCCCGCCGCCAACGCCAAGACCGTCGGCATGCAGGACGCGCACGGCCACAAGCTCACGTTCGCATCCACCACGACGATCACCGGCCGCATCTCCATCGACACTGCGCCGGACTCGCGCGAGCTGCGCGTCAACGGCAACCTCATGACACCCACCCTCGATTCCGACTACTTCCCACTGCCGCCCGGCGTGAACACCGTCACCCTCACCGGCTGCACCGGCACCCTCGCCTACCGGCCGCTCACACTCATCTAGGAGACACGTTTTGCGTTACATGATCTTCGACCGCTGGGGCAACCCGCTCGGCGACCTGCCCTACGCCATCAAAGCCGTCCGCACCCGCGCCACCGACGGCACCGACACCCTTGATATCACCACCATCGGCGAGATCAACAAGGACGAACGCATCGTCTTCAAGGACTCGATGGGCCGCTGGGCGGAATACCTGTGCCAGTCCACCCAGACCGCCCGCGCCGCAGGCATGCCCGTCACCGTCGCCTACTGCACCGGCAGCATCGCCGAACTCTCGCGCACCTATATCGAGGACAAACGCAACCGCAACGCGAACGCCAAAGCCTGCCTCGCCAAGGCACTGGAAGGCACCCGGTGGACGGTCGGCACCGTCGAAACCGGCACCATCACCGGCACGGCCAACCTCGCCTTCTACCACTGCACCGTACTCGAAGCCGTCCAGAAGACCGCCGACACCTACGGGCTCGAAGCCCAGACCGAATACCAGCCCGACCCGACCGGCAACCGCATCGGCCAACGCATCATCCACCTCGTCGAACACCGAGGCCAAACCACGAGCACGAAACGCTTCGAATACGGCAAGGACCTCGCCCAAATCAAACGCGACATCGACAGCGGCGACGTCATCACCCGCCTCTACGGCTGGGGCAAAGGCATCGAACAAACCAACGACCAAGGCGAGCCCACCGGCGGCTACGGCCGCAAAATCAGCTTCGCCGACGTCAACAACGGCAAACCCTACGTCCAAGACGACCAAGCGCTCGCCAACTGGGGCATCGTGGGAGCCGACGGCACCAGACACCACAGCGAGGCAAGCGTGGACTTCCCCGACTGCGAAGACCCCAAGGAACTCCTCACCCTCACCAAGAACGCGCTCAAGACCCGCGCCACGCCCGTCGTCTCCTACACCGCCGACGTGACCGCACTCGGCCAAGCCGGATACGACCCGGAAGGCACGGACGTAGGCGACAGCGTGCAGATCATCGACACCAGCTTCGCCACACCATTGCGCCTCGAAGGCCGCATCCTCCAGATCGAGGAAGACCTGGCCGGCAGCCTCGCCGACACCAAGATCACCCTCGGCAACATCCGGCAATCCTACACGCAGCGCCTCGCCGCCCAACAGCAGGCGCTCGACAAACTCGTCTCCAGCTCCGGCGCGTGGAACAGCGCCGCCGGCGGCACCGGCCCGTACATGAAGGACCTCATCGACCGGATCAACCAGATCATGAACGCCACCGGCGGATACACGTACCTCAAACCCGGCCAAGGCATCTACGTGTACGACAAGCCCGAAGACCAGAACCCCACCCAATGCATCCACATCGGCGGCGGCTACTGGCGCATCGCCGACCACAAGAAAGCAAACGGAGACTGGGACTTCCGCAGCCTCGCCAACGGCAAGGGCCTCTTCGCCGACACCATCTTCACCGGCCGCCTCTCCGACGCCGCAGGCCTGAACCATTGGGATATGGACACCGGCGAATTCAGCCTGTCCGCCCGCAGCACCGTGGGCGGCAAGACCGTGCAGGAATACGCCGACGGCGCGCTCTCCGACGCGAACTCGTACACCGACGCGGCGAAACAGGCGGCGATCACCGAGGCCAAGCGTCAGGCCGACGCGGCGAAACAGGCGGCGATCACCGAGGCCAAGCGTCAGGCCGACGCGGCCGATACGGCCAAGCTCGCGGAGGCGAGGAAGTACGCCGAGACCAAGGCCTCGGATGCGCTGACCGCAGCCAAGGCGCAGTCCAAATCGGACAGCGCGGCCGCGAAGGCGGCGGCGCAGGCCTACGTGGACGCGCTCGACGAATCTCTGGGCCAGCGCAGCATCTTCGACCGTTTGACGAACAACGGCAAGACGCAGGGCATCTACCTGTCCGGCGGACTGCTGTATCTGAACGCCACGTATATGAAGACCGGCGTACTGGATGCGGCGCTCGTCAAGGCCGGCCGTCTCACCGACAAAAAGGGCCTGAACTTCTGGGATATGGACACCGGCGAATTCAGCCTGTCCGCCAATTCGACCATCAACGGCAACAAGGCGTCCAGCCTCGCCACCCAGACCCAAGCCCAGAAACTCGCCACGGACGCGCAGACCGCCGCCAAGACCTACGCCGACAGCGTGGGAGCCAGCACGCTCAACAGCGCGAAAAGCGACGCGACCGCCAAGGCCGACACGGCCCTGTCCGGCGCGAAGACCTACGCCGAGGCGATCATGGCCTACGGCAGCAACCTCGTGCGCAACCCGAACGGCAACCCCGACCACGACCTCGACAAGCTCGGCGCGAGCAAACTCACCAAGACAATGCCCGCCACACACCCCGAGGGCATCACGAGCGCGATCCACCTGGGCAACGTGCGAGACACGTACTTCGGATGGCCGCTCGACACGTTCCGGGGCCACACGTTCCGCCTGTCCGGCTGGGCATACCGCAAGGCCGGCAATGTCACCAGCAGCTTCGGCATCCACTGGACGGACACCGGCAACGGCAACCACTGGCAGACCATCGCCCAATCCGCCGCCGACGCGAACGGCTGGACATACGTGTCCGGCAGCTACACCGTGCCATCCAACGCCAAAACCGCACGCCTGTGGATGCAGGTCGATCGCAACCCCGCCACCGCATCCGACGCCGACTGGTACTGGACCGGCCTGCAATGCACCGACGAGACCGCCGCCCGCAGCTACGTGGACACCTTCGAAGGAGAACTCACCCAGACCTACATCTTCAACAAGCTCACCAACAACGGCCAAAAACAAGGCCTCTACCTGTCCAACGGACTGCTGTACATCAACGCCACCTATATGAAGACCGGCATCATCACCGGCAAGCGCTCCTACTGGAACCTCGACACCGGCCAGTTCGTCATGACCGACGCCAACGGCAACGAAACCGTCCACCTCGACGGGGACGGTGCCGACAACCTCCTGACCGGCACCTTCCGAACCGCCCGAACCGGCAACAGGGTGCAAATCAGCCCGAGTTTCAAACAGACCGAAATCTCCGGCACGGACTCCTTAGAAGGCGCAGGCATCCAGTTCTACCACGGAAGCGGCTCGTACCAGCACCCGTACATCGCGGTCGAGTCCACCACGCAGCAGGAGGGCGAAGTCAGCGCGCTCACGTTCAACGGCGGGCGGCGCGCGGAGCACGACCCCGGCGCGTTCGCCAGAATCGGCGAACGCAAGGCCGACGACAACACCACCAAGGTCGGCACCGTGTTTCTCGCCGCAGAAAAGGACTATGACTCGACCGATCCCAGCAGTAGGCGTGCCTACCTAAGTCTGTGGTCTCCCAAGACCGGGGCCACGACCGCCACGCTCGCCGCGCGAGACCCCAATGGCCTGGTCGGAATCCAAGCCGACATCGACAGCGGATACCTGTACATGGGAGGCTTCCTCGGCGGCTTCTCCGGCGGGCGCTCCACCTTCCAAACCGCGTGGTGGGAAGGCCAAAACATCGGAGCCATGAAATACACGCAATACACCCTCACATCCTCCAATCCCGCGAAATACGGGTCATACAAGGCGTTCGCCACCGTCGACCACCGAGGCGACGACTGGGCGCTGATATGGAGCACCGTATCCGACTGCACGGCAAGCGGATGGATCATATGGGTATCCACCGGGCCGAAGCAGGTCGTCACCGACGTCAACTCACACTGGAACTACAACACCAGCACCGGCGTCGTCTCCAACCTCTCCATCAACGTAAACAGCAGCGACCTATTCAACGGCACCAAAAACTACTACCTCAACACCATCGGATTCCTCAAAAAATAGGAGACACCATGCAGATCACCACCATCAACGGCCAACCCACCCTCCTCATAGACCGACCCCTCACCACTGCCGACACCATCCCGCCAGCCGCAGTCACCGACGGAATGACCACCATCGCCACCACCCCACCCACACCCGGCATGCGCCACGACGCCATACCACTCGCCGCAATCGCATCATGGCGCACACTCCTCGGCATCGAAACCGACACCGAAGCCGTAGCCGCCATCCTCCACGTCCGAGACCACGGCGAACCAGACCCAGACCCCCAAACCGGCGAAACCGCATGGACAAGCGCCTACAACGCCATCGAAAAAGCCATCAACACCACCACCGCGCCCGCCGACAATACACCCGACGATCCGCTCACCGCCGGCCGCAACAAAACACGCGGCCTGCTCGGCCTCCCGCTCCTGCCGGACACGGCAACCACCAACCCATCCGCCGAAGACGAAACCGACGCCCCGACCACCATCGCGCTGCCCGCCGGCATCGAACCAACGGAACTCGGCAACCTCCTCGCCGACCACGCCGACGACATCAACGACGCCACCGACCGATTCATCGAATCACTCACCCAAACCAACGACGGAAAGGACCACGACTGATGGACGACAAAAACCTCTACCCGGCCATGATCGGCAAACTCCGCGAAATGCTCGCCGACAGCACCGTCCAGATCGCCGCACTCCAAGCCCAGATCGACATACTCGCCAAGGAAAACCAACGCCTCACCGACCAATCCAACAAGGACGACGACAATGGCAACGCTTGACAGCTTCCGCGAAGCCGCAGGCGAACCCATCCAACTCGACCTAGCCAACGGCTACATCGCAGACATACGCCTCAACGCCGGCGACATCAACGGCCGCACCATCACCGTCGAACTCACCGACAACGGCACCCCCATCACCGACACCACCGGCATCACCGTCGCGCTCGCCTACAACACCAGTCCCGGCAGCGGGCTGGGCGACCGCGTGAGCATGCCGGCAGTGTTCGGCACCCCCACGGCCACGTACCGCGTCGCCGTGCCGCGCAAGGCGTTGCAGCACGCCGGCGCGATCCTCATGGGCATCGAGGTCAGCGTCAACGGCACGCGAACCTGTTCGCGCAACTTCCACGGCATCGTCGAACGAGCCGTGTTCGACGCGACCGCGCCCGACGCGCAGGATCAGATGAACGTCCTCGAACAGCTCATCGACGACGCGAACAAGGCCGTCAGGAACGCGGTCAGCGCGGCCGGCGAGGCCAGGGACGCCGCCAACGCGGCACGCACCAGCGTGATCGAATACCGGCAGCTCTCCGACGACTGCAAGGCCAAGATCGCCGCCAGCGCGGCCGCCGGCGTGGTCTTCGCGACCCAAGCCGACATCGACGCCCAGTACGACACCGTGATCGCGCCGGCATTGTCCGACGCCGAAACGATCCCGCCGCTCACCCAGTCCGACATCGACTGGGCGCTCGACATCATCAACCGATAAACAGGAAGGAGCCATCATGGCGAACGCGCAGAAGGTCATGACCCTCGCCGACACCGCCCAGCTCATCGCCAAGGTCCACAAGAACGCCGCCCAAGGCGTGCGATTCTCCTACGACTCCACCAAGGGCGAATACGGCAACATCGCCGCCTACTTCACCGCCCACACGGACGGCAAGATATACGGCGTGAAATTCCCCAAATACACGTACAGCAACACGCCAACGGGCGTGAAGACCCGAGACAACGCCAACCTGACCATCGAGATCAGCACCAACGACAAGGCCGGCAGAGACGACTACAGCGCCCTGAACGCCTTCCGCACGTGGGACGTCAACGCCACCGTGGACGACGACGGCATACCCCACGTCACCGCCATCGACGGCATCGACACCCGCTTCAAACGCGACGGATCGAACGGCGACGTGTACGTCATGACATGCCCCGGCTACTACAAGCTCGACAGCACCAGCACCCACAACGAATTCCTCTACAGCGACACCCAGTACGACGGCTACGCGCCATTGCCCGGCGTGCTGCTGCCCGACGGCAGCAAACGGCCATGCCTATTGTTCGCGAAATACGCCGCGTCCCTCGACTCCCAGCAGCGACCCCTGTCGGTCAGCGGCAAGGAGATCGACCGCGAATTCGGCTCCCAGAACCGAGCCATCGACTACGCGCTCAAAAAGGGCAAGGGCTACGCCGGCCGCTGCGCCGGCGACACCTTCTACGTCCAGCTCATGCTCATGCTCAAATACGCCACCAAAAACTCGGACGTGCTCGGCGGCTGCTGGCAGTACACGCAGCAAACCGCCGTCACCAAGGCCGAAACCGGCGTCAAGCGCGTCATCATCGCCACCAGCGCCGCCAACAACTTCGACGTCGGCAGCACCGTCAACGTCGGCACCGACAAGGAACGCAACAACACCGACAACTACAGCGCCGCCCGGGCACGCACCATCCTGAGCAAGACCAACCTCGACGCCGGCAACACCGCCCTCAACCTCGACGGCGACGCCATCACCACGACCACCGCATGCTTCGTCAACACCATGCCGTGGAAGACCGGGGCCACCGACAAGCTGCTCGGCACCGACGGCCGCCCATCCACCGCGTTCGCAGCCGACCACCAACCCATCCGCCTACAGGGCATCGAACTGTTCAACGGCATCTACGAAAGCGACGCCGACCTCGTCGCCAACGCCGTCAAGGACAGAGACGACCTCGGCCGCATCGAACTCTACCGCGTGTTCGACATCACCAAGGCCTCCAAGACCTCGACGGCGAACTACACCAAGATCGGCGAATTCGCCGCACGCGACAAGACCACGGACAACTTATGGCGATACGCCGAGGACTTCACTTTGTCCAACGGCGTCATCATCCCCACGGGCCTGACCGCGACGAGCACCACAGGCATGTGCGACGCCATCGGGGCCAACCCGCTCACATCCCAAGGCCTCCGTCAGGTGCTGCGCTTCGGCTCCCTCTGGGGTGGGGTGCTGTGCGGCGCTTTCGCCGCGTCCCTCTGGAACGACCTCGCGAATCGCTGGTGGAACATCGGGGGCCGCCTTTCTGCGCTCGGTCGCACGAAGGCGTAGCCGCAGTGCGATGGGGGTGAAGCGCAGCGAGGGGGCGAAAGCCCCCTCATGACGTTTCGCAGCCTTTTGGGATTTGTGGCGGTACGCCTCCGACGTCCCAGTGCGTGGTGCAGCGCTTCGGCAACCTCAGGGATGGGGTGCAGTACGGCGCTTTCGCCGCGAACCTCAGGAACGACCTCGCGAATCGCAGGTGGAACATCGGGGGCCGCATATCCGGTCAATCCTGTCAACACGATCATTACGCCACAACTACCCTCCACGCCAGCCAGTGAGAGGGCAAGCCACGGCCCAGCCGAAAATCAAACCGAGCACCCGGCCAGTAGACCCGAACCCATCCAGCACCGTCGGCAGCCGGCATAGTCCAGATAGGAAACGCTCTGAAAACCCATTGCAAGCACACCCGTTGCGAAACCCCCGCATTCGTCCGCAGGGCGATCGACCACTACCTCAAGGGCAAACGATCCCGCCGCGACGTGACCCGCTTCCTCGAAACCCACCCAGACCTCGACCTGCTCGCCGAACGGATCGCCGACGAGATACGCGAAGGCCGATACCGCGACACCCGGATCACGTACTTCAACCGCATCGAACCGATCAGCGGCAAGCACCGTGTCATCGGCCGCGAAACGGTCAGGCACCAGATATACGACCATGTGGCCGTCATGGCCCTCCAGCCATTGTTCGACGCGAAGGTGGGACGATGGCAGACCGCCAGCATCCCCAATCGCGGCACCATCGACGCCCGCCGCGCGATCAAACGATGGACACGCGAACGATCCAGCAAATGGTTCGTGAAGCTCGACGTGCGCAAATACTATCCCAGCATCGACCGCACCACCCTGAAGGCGATGCTCACGCGCGACGTCGGCGACCCAATCCTATTGCGCCTCGTGTTCCACCTCATCGACCGGTACCAAGGCGACAACGGCCTCAACATCGGCAGCTACCTC